GCGACAGCATCTCCACGGCGTGCCTCACGTACTGCGGAACTTCCTTGGCCTGCTCCGCGCGGCGGCTCAATGCGTTGTAGGCCTCCTCGTGCGTGACGTGCCCGGCGTCGAGCATCGCCTTCACCGCGCCCTGTGGTTCACGGCGCACACCTTCATCGAGGCAGTACTCGCCGCGCACCCATGCCAGCAGTTGGCGGAGGTGCTTTACATCTGCGTCGGTTAGTTGCCGGTTCATGCCACGACCTCTTCGCCAACGATGCCGAGGTAAGTCATCTTGTTCGCGGCGCAGTAGCGCTTGAAAGCGGCTTCGTGCAGTTCGCCGGGCAGCATGTCGATGCCAGTTCCCATCGTGCCGCCCTTCCACGATCCCTTGCGTGGACCGGTCTCCCTGTCGAACTGGATCTCCAGGCATCGGCGCACCAGCGGACGATAGAACAGGCTCAGCCACGAACACCATTTATCGCCGCGCAGCCATTCGCGCTCCTCGATGTGCGTCGTCGCTTTGATGATCTCGCCGTCGTAGTCCATCAGGCGGAAGCACGCCTTGCCGACCAGAGTTGCAGCCTGCCAGCGCTGGTCGTCCTGCTCGCCAACCCGACGCTTGCCGTTGCTGCGCTGCGTCCAGAATTCTTCGCCGGTGAGGCCGTACAGGCTGAGACGGACGAAGCGCCACTGCGTCCACGGCAGGAAGCACGACCAGCTGCGCGTCGTAACGCTGTCGTTCGTCTGCGGGCCCAGGAAGACCTGCAGGAAGCCCTCGCTCACGCGAAAGCCGTACTCGCGCGGGAACACTTCGTCGTACCAGTCGCGCCCCATGCGTGCGATCGTCTCGGCGTTCCAGCTGAGCGCCTTGTGCCTGATGCGAAACGGCTTGATGATCTGCGGAAGCCGGAACTCGATACGCCGGCCAAAGGCGTAGATGACCAGCCGCGCCGCGTCAGGGCAGTAGTCGTCGTCGGCACTTTGCAGGGTGATGCCGATTGGATTCCAGTTGTTGCAACGTTCGATGTTCAAGACGTCCTCCCTATCGTTATTGTTGCCGCCCGGTGGACGGGCGGGGTGGGTGGTCAGTAGCCGTGCGGCGACAGGTACAGCTTCCCGTCCTGGCCCGTCAGTTCGCGGAACTTCGCCTTGGCTGCGTCGACCTTCGTCTGGTCGAGCGTGATCTCGGTGGCCGAGTAGTCTTCACTGCTGGCGATGGTCACGCCGAGGATCCTGGAGTCCGAATCGCAGTCGTAGTAGCCGCATGCACGGTCCATGTCGTCGAGGATTTCCTCGTCATCGATTTCGATCTCGTCATGAGGTAAGCCGACGATCAGCTTTGCCTTGTAGTACATGCCCATGTTGTTGCCCTTTCAGGTTGTTGTCGCTCCCGCTTTAGCGGGAACCGGCGGGTGGTTATACGTTGCTGGTCAACTCGCGCGTGATGAAGTCGACAGCCTGCTGGACGGTTTTGATCTGCTCGGCGCGCTCGTCTTCGATATCGATCTCGAACTCGTCTTCCATCGCCATCACGAGTTCAATCTCGTCCAGACTGTCGGCGCCGAGGTCGTCGACGAACTTCATTTCAGGCTTAAGGTCAGCGGCAACTACGCCCAGCTGGCAGGCGATGACGTGTTTCACTCGTTCTTCAATGTGGCTGGTCATCCTGTGCTCCTAGTTCTTAGTGCTACGGTTGGTGCGCTCGCGCGCGAAATGGTCTCGTCAGCCCTTGAGCTTCACGCCGGCTCGCATCAGGGCAAGCAATGCCTGGAGTGCTGCGGCGCGCTGGGCGTGGATTTGTTGTTTGGTCATGGGTGTCCTCCTCAGTTAAATCCGCCGCGATTCGACGGCGCCTGGCGCGGCGCCGGCGTCCGCCTGTGCCAGCGATACGGCATGTCCTCGAAGCGGGTCTGTGCGCCGATGTAGGCCAATCCGACGACGCCGGGCTGGCCTTGCCGCTGCTTGGCGCCGATCCACTCGCAGACGCCCTTGTCCTCCGTATCCGGATTCCAGAGCTCGTCGCGGTACAAGAAAATGATGTTCGCGGCGTCCTGCTCGATGTATCCGGACACGCCGAGGTCCGACATGATCGGGCGCTTGTCGGCACGCTTCTCGCACTCGCGGTTCAATTGGGCCAGCAGGATGATCGCGGTGTCCAGTTCCTTGCCGATGGCAATCAGGCCGCGCGTGTACTCGCCCATGGCCTCGTGCAGCTTGTCGGACTTGGAGCCGGTGATGAAGCTGAGTTGGTCGATGCAGACCATGTCCAGGCCGCGCTGCCGCTTGATCTGGCGAGCCTTCGCGCGGATCTCAGGGATGCTCAACCCGGTCTGATCGTCGATGAACAAATTCAGGTTGCGCGAGCTGATCGTGGCAGCCGTGATGGCTTCCCAGCGCGCCGTATCGTCGTTCGTCTCACCCGGCCGGCGCAGCCATTTCATGTCGACCTTGGCGAGCGCCGCGATGTTGCGGTCATTGACCTGGTTCGTCGACATCTCCATCGACAGGAACAGGGACGAGTAGTCGCGCGCGGCGTTGCGGCAGATCCCGAGGCCGGCGGCGGTCTTGCCGGTGCCGGGACGGCCCGCGATCACGGTCAGCGTCCCGCGCTCCAAGCCACCATCAAGCATCTCGTCCACGTGCCGGTAGCCGGTCGGAATCGGGCGAATCTTCCCTTCCATGCGGTGCTGCAGGAGCGTCAGGTATTCGTGCAGCGTCTCGTCGAGGCGGCGCGGGCTCTTCGTCATCTTGCGCTGCCCCATCGCATCCAGCCTGGCGGCGGCATCAGCGATGCACTCCGTGCTGTCCTTGCCCGATTCGGCATCGGCAGCCAGATCGATCGACAGGGCGTGCAGCGCGCGCTTCGTCGCCTTCTCGATCACGATTCCAGCGTGGTAGGCGATCTTCGCGCTGCTCGGCGCCGAGGCATGCAGTTGGCCCAGGTACGGGAACAGTTCCCCGTCAAGGTGATCGGCCAGCGTGATCGCGTCGACCCGCTTGCCGGCGGCGAGTTGCTTCGTGATCTCAGTGAAGATGGTCCGGTGGTCGCCGCGGTAGAAGTGGCTGGCGTCCAGTTCCGGGATCTGGTCGAAAGCGTCGTTGTCGCGCAGGATGGCTCCCAGGACGGCCTGCTCGGCTTCGATGTTGAACTGGTCGATCATGCGACCTCCCGCTCATTTTTCAGTTGAATGACAGATTTGATACGTTGGCCAATCCAGCGCATGCACGGCACGGCCATGCTGTTACTCAGGGCTTTGTAGCGAGGTCCGTCCTTGGCCATCTTCTTGCGCTTCGGCCTCCCCGCCTTCGTCAGCAGTCCCGCGTGTACATCGATGAGCGTGTAGTCGTCGGGGAAGCCTTGAAGGCGCTCACATTCCCTAGGCGTGAGACGCCGCACGGCCATACCGACCATAAGTGGCGGGTGCGCACCTGCTGCCAATGGATGGCACGGATCGCCGGGCGCCGGGTTGCTGCGGTTCGCGCGGCTAGTGATTTGAGTGGTGTCGTAGGCCGTTATGATCGGCTGCCCGCGCCCGGTTCCATCCTCGCTGGCGTCAAAGCCTTCCGCCTTGAGCGTGTGCGTGACCTGACCTGTTACGCAAACGGCCAGGTGTCCACCGCCATTATTGTGACTGTCCGCGTGACCCATCGCTCGCATGGTTGAGGCGACCTTGCCGACGCCGAAGCCAGACTGACCCGACGCTTTACAGTCAAATGCGATTGGCTCAACTTGTAAGCCGCCCTGCATCGTCATCAGATCCTGCCCAGTTTGCTCGCCATAGCTTGCCGTCAGCGTGCCGGCCACTGCCTGCAATCCGCCAGCGCACTCGAAGTCAGTCCCTAACCCGCCACCGCCCGTAGTGCGGCTGCTAATTGTTCCGGTAACTGCTTGCCCCGCGTCGAGGCGCGGCGCAGGATGCCCCTGCAGGCCGTGCCGCTCAAAAAGTACTGCCGCGGGAGCTCGCCAGTCTCCAAGACGTGCGACAACGAAGACGCGACGGCGTCGCTGGGGAACTCCGAAGTATTGAGCGTCAAGAACTCGGTAGGCGAACCCATACCCGAGTTCGACCAGCATCCCGAGGAAGGCACCAAAATCCCGTCCTCCGTTTGATGACAGGACGCCGGGGACGTTCTCCCATACCAGCCACTCGGCGCCGAGTCGTTTAGCCAGCGCACCGTACTCCAGCATGAGGTTACCGCGCGGATCATCCAGGCCCTTTCTGAGTCCTGCGACGCTGAAGGACTGGCAAGGGGTTCCGCCGACAAGAAGGTCAACTGCTCCATATTCATCGCCTTTGATGGTCGTGAAGTCGCCGTGCAATGGAACTTCAGGGTAGTGGTGCGCCAGCACCGCGCGCGGGAATGCCTCGATTTCGGAGAACGCTACGGGTTTCCATCCGAGCGGATGCCAAGCGACGGTCGCGGCCTCGATACCGCTGCAAACGGAAAGGTATTTCATGCCGCCTCCCCGTGATCTCGTTGCGCCTGCTGCCCCGTCGTGGTCAGCGCGTAAGTTCCATCGTTCGCCGCGTACCAGAGCCGGAACCAGTTGCCCTTCACCGACTTGTGAAAAACCGTCGCCCAGGACTTGTAGCGCTTGGCGTCGGGCATGGTGTAGCGGTCCTTGAACTCGTGCCAGTGCAGCCGCAGGAAGCCATCGGGTATGCCGACCTTCGTGGCGTAGGCGAAGACGGCATGGCCTTCAGGGATGGCCTTGATGCCGGCTTTGCGGCAGTCGTCCAGGTAGGTCTGCAACGAGATGGCTGCTTTGCGTTTCGGGCTGTCGTCTTGCTCGACCTTGTCGCCCCCCTTGGGGGGTATGGGGGGATTTAGTTCTTCTCTACTCTTATCTTTATCTAGCGTTTGTTTGCGTTCGCCTGCGTTCGCATGCGTTTGATCAGCGTTTCCCAAAGCCGCTTTCTCAGCCTTTTTCGCCTCGCGCCATGCTTTTGCCCGTTCAGCGGCCCCGTCTTCACGTTCCGGCTGACGCTTGCTCCATCCGCTAATGAGGTCTCCATCCAAGACGCGGCCTTGCATCGCTGCCAGGATCGCATCGACTTGTTCGGTTTCGATGTCAAGCGCGCTCGCTATATCTTCACTCGATACGTTTTGCGTTCTTCCGCGTTCGCTTGCGTTCGAAGCGTTCACGAGCAGATGCATGTACACAGCGATCACGTTCCCAATGCTTTGCTTCGAGACGCGTGCGATCGTGCGCCACTTCGGATCGTTCGGCAGGTCGTGCCAAAGCCGCAACCATTGGTTAGCCATGAGCCCTCCATTCAGCAAGCGTCTTACTGCCCTTGCTGCGGTTGCACTTGAAGCATGCGGTTACAAGGTTTGATGGGTCGTGCGCCCCTCCATTTGCTACCGGGTCGACGTGATCGCATTCCAGCTTGCCGGCGCGAGCGCCGCAGTACTGGCAGGTATAGTTGTCGCGGCCGAATACGAACGCACGCAGCGCAGCCCACACATCTGTCGACGGGCGGTTGCTGATATAAGGGATGAACCGCTTAGGGTTGCGGACCTTACCATCAGCGATCAGGCCGCGGCCGCGCATGGCTTCGAGGATGCGAGCCGTTGTGCCATCGTCGGCACCAAGGAGGAAGTCGGTTGCTTCGTAGTCGATGTCGGTGTATGCGCCGCGGTCGACGTTCGCGCTGGCCTGCTCGAGCACGAGCGCCCACACTGCGATGACGTCGCCGACACGCGCGCCGGCCTTCTTGGCGATCAAGCCGAACTTCGGATCGTTCACGCTGCCGTGGTGCCAGCGGAACCAGTCGATACCATTCGCCACGTCAGCTCTCCTCGTCGCGAACGATCATGTCGGCCTCGCGGACCATGGCGGCGCGACGGTCGACAACCTGCGCTTCGTTCAAGCGCTCGCACTCGCGATGCGCCAGTGCGGCAGATGTCGCGCAACCGGCCAGGGTGAAGACTTGCGGTGCCCCGGGCGTCGGGTAGCCGACGAGGTAATGGCCGCTGTCGGTCGGGCCTTTGACTTGGTAGGTCAGCATGATTCGCTCTCGACGACTTTCAGCAGATCCATCTGGCGCGGATCGCTCTTGTCGATGATGTAGATGACCGATCCGCCAGCAGGCCAGGGATCGTCGCAATCGACGCCGCCGGCTTCGACCGCCAGTGCGGACGCTTGGCGGCATACAGCGGTGCGCTGGCCGACGAACATGCATCCCTGGCAGTCGGCGTACACAGGCGCCTTGACGGCCTTGAAGCGGATCGTGGTGGGGTCGATGGGCTCGGCGGTGTCGCCTTCCCAGTTCGGGCTCAGGACGTTGATGGTCATGGCATCAGTCCCATTGCGCGCAGGATGACGTGCGTGCGGTCGCGCGCATAGTCGAATAGGCGCTGCAGGTCGTCCATCGACATGCCGTCAGGGCGCGGCGCGCGGCCATCGAGGACGTCGTGGCAGGAGGAACAACCGATGCAGGCTTCCGTATCAGGCGCCTTCAAACCCATGCCCTTGCCGTCGGCGAGGCGGTTGGAGTGGCACAGGACGGTCGTGGTGACGTCGCCATTGCACACGCCGAGGATCTGCAGCTGACACTCTTGACCACGTGCGGCGCGGCGGATTGGGGTCATCTTCGGGCGGCTCGACTTGAGGCCGGCGTATTTCTTCGTGACGGGTTCTTTCACAAGGCCCATGCGCAGGAACCGGCCGCGATTCATGGGCGTCTTGCGCACCAGCGGCGTCTTCTGCTTCAGCGTGGAATAGCGTTTCAGTCCGAGGCCACTCATGGCATGCCCCGCACCGGAACGATACGGCGATCCGCTTTCGTGAAGCGATCGAAGTGGTCAGGTCGGTGATGCATGGTGCCTCCTACGGGCGTTATGGGACGGCGCCGCAGCCTCGGCGCCGTCGGTACTCGATCAGGCGATTGCGGGTTCCGCTGCGATGCGGCCGAAGAAGTGCGCGAGAACGTCCCAGGCCGCCGGGATCTTCACGTATCGACGCTGGGCGATGAAGTAACCGCGGCGCGGTGAACGTCGCACGCCGGGTTCTGACGGAAGGACGGTCCAGCCGATCAGGCCTTCGTTCTCCAGTGCCAGAAGAATCTTGAAAACCTGGCGAGACTTGATTCCGACTTCCATTTGAATCAGGTCGGCCGTGATGCCCGGCGCTCTCCTGATCGCGTCGAGCACCTCTTCGCGGCTGTGTGAAGTGGATTTGTTGGTCATGGTTTGCCTCCAGTGAGCCGGTCTACGGCCGCACGCAGATTTCGCTTTGCTTCGCCATGCTTGCGGTTGGCGGCGTTCTTCTCGCCTTCCGTAGCGCCCATTGCGGATTTCTCGGTTTCGCGCCACGCGATGGCGCAGTGAATGACTCGTTGTTCGGGTGTTGACATGGATGACGTCTCCGGTTCCATAGCTCCCCTAATGCGTTTGGACTTGACAGGCCCGCATCACAGCGGGCCGCATTGTTGGTTATGCGTCTTGCTATCGCGCGCTCTTATTGGCAGGGCCATGTGTATCGAGCGCCGTCAAACCCGCAATCGCACGGGCGCGATACCATAGTTGACCCTGCTGTGCGCACTCGGCATGGCCAGCTTCTGGCCACTGACTGCCCATTTCTCTTGGTTCGCCGCTTCGCTAAACTGGCGCTGCTTTATCCAACTCATCGCCAGATCACGCAGGAGCCTGCTATGTGACACATCTGCATTACCGCAGGCCTCGTTCAGCGCCAGGAATTCGTCGGCGTTGAACAGGGCCTTCACAACAAAAGTCCTGGGGTTCTTCATCACTACTCCTATCAAGCGGTGCTACAAGGATGGGTGACTACTACTGCGGACTACGGGTGCTGCTGCTACGGGTGCTACGGGTTCGTTCGGTGATCGCTTCGTCTTCGTCGGCGCGT